GGTAATTCTTCACCCGGAGGTGTTTCTTGTTCTAAGATATATTTATTGATATTTTTATATCTTCTAATTTCTTCTAATATTTTTTTATCTATTGACATATTAACCGTTTAATAATTGTTTTATTCCAGATTTTGTTTCAACTTGGATTTTTTTATGTGTGTTTAATGTATTGTCTACACGTTCAATCAGTCCATCCTTCATTCTTATTGTGTAACAATCTCCGGTATCTAAATCACAAACCTCTTTAAATCCATTACCATTATCTTTTTCTGTTACTCTTGTGTTTTTACCAAGATAGTTATCTAAAATTAATTTTGTGCTCATAGTTTTTTTATTATAAATATCTAATAAAACAAAAAAAACATTTTAAGGTATTGATTTAACAATATTAAATGACTCTCTAAATTTATTTTCAATTGTTTTTTTATTTTGTTCAGTCATTTTATCATAAACACTGTCAGGTTGGTTAACCGGCCATCTTAATATAAATGCTTTACTAAGAGCTGTTATTTGTTCGTCAGTAGTTGTTAATGGTTGATTTGAAATAAATGATAGTTTTTCTTTAAATTTACTTATTACAAATTTTACGAAGAACTCATCGCTCCTAAATATTGCAAGTGGTATATTTTGTGTTGATCCTTGGTTTACACAATAATATTTGTTTTCCATCAAAAATGATGACCCCCCATAAGCAACATCTAACCTTATTGACCCGTAATTATGACCATATGCCTCAAATTTATCAGATTTATAAGAATTGATATACATTACAGAAAATATAAATGCCAACATTAAAGTTTGATTTTCTGTCGTGATGTTAGCACTTATCATTTCCTTTTTAATTAATTCAATAGAATTTTTTAATGTTATTTTAGTAATAGTAGGGGTTTCAATTGTATAGTTTGTATAAGAACTATTTAAATTATCCGAACAATTTTGATTTGGGGTTAAAGAACCATTACCATTATTTGTATTGTTAATAATATCATTTTGTTCTTGTAATATATTTTCGGGAGAATCTAGTTTAGCGGTTTCATCTTTTTCTATTTGTTCTTTAATTGATAATAATATTGTGGTACTTAACGATTGTAAAAATTTATCTATTGCCGGAATACTATAAAATGGTTGTCTTTGTCCTTCAAACTCAGTATCAAAACCATTGTCACTTATTCTATGACTAACTTTCGTAATCATATATGGACCACTAAACATAGGTACGTTTCTTAAGTTAAAATACATCATTGGTTGAATCATTGCATTACCTAACATATCAATACTACACTTATAACTTCTATTTCTATATAAGTTATAAAGAGATACGCTCTGTGTTGATTCACTTCTGTTTCTATTTAAATTTGCCATCTGATTTAACACTTCTAAACTTTCTGTTGTTGGAAGTCCAGGGTCTTGACTTATATCAAATTGTTTAAATATTTGTTGATTTTGAGGTCCAATATCAACATTAAAACCAACAACCTTATTTGATTTATCCCAATCTGTTTTTCCGTTTAAATTGTCAAGTAATGGATTATCACTTGATCTTCTTAAATCAAAAGCATCATCTCTAAAACGATAATCCACATTATCATTTAAGGCTAAATGTTCACTAGGTTTATTGGCATATAAACATAAAAATTTTGATGTTGTATCCCGATAATCTAATGTTAAAAATGTTCCAAATAAGGAATTTGCAAACTCTAATGTCCCTTCCGGATTTGGTGTTGGGTTTTTACTAACGTTTTGTACATTATAAAAATTAGCGTACGCCGGCATAGTAAAGTATGTAAAATTATTTTGAGTTAAAATAGTTGTTACCATATCCACCATTTTATTATTATGGTCACCATATTCTATTAATTCTTTTACTTTAAAAATGTCGGCATATATTTTTTGACCAACATCTCTACTTGCTCTATCGAACAATAAAATGTCTTCAAATAGTGTTTTTGTTTTATAGTCATTACCTGAAATAAATTTGTCATTTATAGATTTAAATGTGTCCCATATTTCATATCTTGTTTGTTCCCCCTGTAAATTAGATTTAACACTATTTCTATCAGGAGTAACTATTACGTTTGGTAATTTATTTCTTAATCTTGTTAATTCTAAATCAAGTACTGTGTCAATATAATCTTCATTTTTGTTTAAATAATCATTCATTAAAGTATAAAACTCAATTTTAGTTATATTATTTTTTTTAAGTTTCTGTGTTGCATAAATTTTTATTATCGGAGCAAACTGAATAACATTTTTTTCATTAAATTGAACATCTAAATCAATAAAAAAATCTGTAATATATGATCCATTATTTTTATATTTTAATTCGGGTATTTCTGAAAACCCAACATAAGTCTCTAAAGCTTTCCAAGTAACCGGATTATTTGTTTTTGATTGTAATAAAGTAACAGGACTTAATAATCCATTTGGTAAAGTGTTTGGTGATGATTGTTTATATCCTTGATATGTATATGGATTCTCAATATATTTATTTGAAAAAGTATAAAATAATTTTTTATCAAAGTTTGACGGGTTACCATATTTCATCACAACCTCATAATCCATAAATTTAGTTAAATAAGATTTAAATGCGGTAATTTGACTATTTTGTATTTCTGAAACAATGGAGTCACCATTTGTTGCTGTTGGTACCGGAATTTTCATCATTGTTCTCATTAACAATTGGAAATTTTTACACATTTTTTCACTTTCTGTCTCTTCACCTGTTACAGATGTAATTAATGTGTCATAATCATATACCGATCTACCAAAATTTAAAAACTCTATCTCTAAAATGTCCAAAATATTTTTATCAAATGATGTAAACATTTCATCCAATTTAGAGTAATCACCTATATCCCCATTTATTGAGAAATTTTGTTGTGTTGTACCACTATTATAAATTTCTTTTAAATAACTGTCAGGACTTGGGGGAACGACTTTATTATTATTGAAATACCCATAATTTGGTGCTTTCCAAAATAATCTTACAGAACCATTATACATTGAGTTATTTCCTGAAACCTCTGTTTTAATAGTTCCATTTATTCTAAAACACTCATCTTTAGTTTGATTTATTATTCCCCCAAATGAAGGAAGGGGGTAAATAGAAGTTTGATCAGTTGTTTTTACATAACAAGACCAAGGTGTTAATGTTAATGAACGTGTAACATTAGGAAAATCAAACCCATTAGATTTATTAATTAAAGAACCAGTTGTTTTAACCATTCCTAAGTTTGTATTTAATGCAGATTGTATTTCCGAACTGACATATCCAACAGCGTTAACATTAGTCAAAATAAAATTAAATGTTGGACCAAGAAGATCTAAAGTAATTGTTGTACCATTTGGTAATTGATTAGGGGTTATTATATATCTACCAACACCACCAGTTGTTCCACTTATCTGAGAAACTATTGTTGTACCATATTGTAATGAAGTACCAGATAGTGTCATTCCACTAATAATTTCATCTCCATTTATTGTTAGTACTTCTAATTCATTATCATTAACTATTGCACAAGTACCTCCAATTGGTACTACACTATCAAAAACAACTTTTCCTTGATAAAAAACATTAAAATCATCTATTGTTTTTGGGTAAAAACCATTATTAATAATTGTTTTTACATAATTAATTCCAAGAACATTTGTTGTTATATTACCCTCTAATATAATTTCTTGTGGTGAACCATCAATAGTAACATTATAAGATTTTGTTGTTGCACTATTAACGGGGTCGTAATTATATGAATAATTAAAATTGTTCCAAACTTCTGTTAAAATATCATTTCCAGTTTCAACCCAAGTTTTGTATCTATGCCAAAGTGATCCATATTTTAAAATCCAAGCGTGTGGTAATCTATGTATTGCTCCAAATTTTTTAATTGTTGATATAATATAACTTAATTCATTTGTGGAATTATTAGTATCATCAAGTAATTTGTATTTTTCTTTTAATGTTGCTAAAGGTAAACTATTTAAAAATAGATAAGCTGCCAATTTATATGGGGAAGAATCTCCACTATTATATCTAAAATTATAAACTCCTTTTTGAATTGCATTTATAAAATAGGGGGTGTTCAACATTGAAGTTGTTTGTTCGTCTATTAAATTGTCTGTATAATTTTTATAAAAAACATTTCCTTCTGTTATATATTGATTTTTAATTTGTCTATTTTTATAAAATAATTTTAAATTACCATTTATAATTGATTGATTAAAAATGTCGTCAGTATAATTAAAATTAGTTATTGGTTTTATAATTTTATTTTCAGTAAAATTAACAATTGATTTATTATTTAAATCATATTTTAAAACATCAGAAGTCTTATATACCAATTCTGTTTTTTGTATTATTGTACCGTTTGCCAAATAATTGTTGTCCCAAGATAAATTAGTTATTGGGTACAAATCACATATGTCATATTTTTCAATTACATTGTCAATCCCAATATATTTTTCAACTAATTCCGTATTTTCTATTCCAACATTTGGTTGGGATATTTCATTAATTAATATCTTAGCGTCTAAAAGATCAAATGAACTTAATGTTTCATTTTTAATATATGGTGTATTAAATTCTCCTCTAATAAAATTTTGCCAAGATATTCCCTCTCCTTGATTTGAGATATGTCTTAAAAATCCTCCATAGACTCCTGAATTAATATTATATTCTTTTAATTTTTTAGTTAGATATGGGTTGTCATCACCTAACGCTTTTATAATGTTAATAACTTCTGACTCGGCAGAATAAAACTCCATATTATATAATTTCGAAGAGTCTCTAGACATTAAACTATAAAATGAATTTAACATTAATCTTTCATATATTTCATAAAAAAATTTTACTTCTTCTGTGTTTTGAAATACTTGATTATTAATTGGAAATTCAATAGCATTAAAACTTAATCTTTCAGGTTTTGTTAATCCATTATTAATATATTCAGGATCCGGAATTGGAAGTTCTCTTTCTGTATATGCCTTTATAAATTCTTCAACAAACTCAACTTCAGGCCATATTTCAGGTATAAAAGCGTTTATTTTTCCCGATAAAACCGGATCACCAGGATATTTTAATTCATATTTCTCACCACCATCGTTTTTTGTGTTTTCAACAATTAATTGTGGCCAAGGATATATTGGAGTGTTTTCTTCTCCATCGTTTTTTATATCAACACTAGGGACTGTTGAATTACTACCAAACACAGCATCTTTTCTATACTTATCTTCTCTTAAATTCCAAGCCTTTGTATGTACATCATCCATCAGACGTAAAAAAGCTTCCCCTTGAGCAAAAAATACCGCTAAAATATTCCTCATTGTTGGTTCAAAACCAATACCAGTTGATGTATTACTCATTTGATCCGCCAATTGTGCAGTTAAAGATTCTTCAATTTTTTGTCTATTTATTTGATATTTTTGTTGCATTACTTTTGTTTGATTTAAAAAGTAACCTTTACCATCAAATTGAAAATTTTTATTTTTCTGAAATTCGATTTCTAATGTTTTTGTAAAAGCGGAAACTTCGGATGGAATTCCGGGTAATTCTTTATTTGTTCTTAACAAATATGTTTTATTAATGTTGATATCAATAAACTTTGATTTAGTGTAACAAGTATTTAATTCAATTTTGTTCGGAATATAATTTGGTTGATTTAAACCTAATGTTTTATTCTTTTCAAGTGCAAGATTAAATTTTTTGATTATTCCATCAAGTTCATTTAGTGGTGCGGATTGTTTTGTAATATCGTCCCTGTATTCTTTTTTCCATTGGTATATTATTTCTTCACTATCTTTAAGTACAAAAATATTATTTACATCTAAATATTGTTTTACCCAAGAATCAGGGGTATAATAAAAAACATACCCATCATATTCGGTTAGTTGGGTTGTGTAATCTGTTAAATCATTTAAAACATTTAAGTTAGTTTTTTTAAAACTATCTATTATATTTTTAATAAACCTATCTAACCTGTACTTTAATTGTTGTATTGTTATTTCAGGAAAATTATCATTAATTAATCCTTTTGATTTATATTCAGAATATAATTCTTTCATTTTTTGATAACCCTCACTTGCAAATGTTTTTTTAACAGGTGTTGAATTATTAGTACTATTATTTGGTTGGATTTGTTTTGTTGTAACAATTGACTTGTACATTAGTGGTGTTCCCATCATTGCTCCAAAAGTAACATGAGACATAATTGTGTATTTATATGTTTTCAGTTCTAATTTTACCCTAAAGTTACCAGAACTTGGATCAAATGAAGATCCAAATTTTTCTAACATTAATGGTATTCTAATTGCTTTACCCAAATATCCTTTTATGGTTAAATGAAAAAGTGGGTATGGGAATTGAAAAAATGCTGCGTATGGAGAATTATTACCACCTTCAAACAACGATCTTCCTTTTACGTCTTCAAGAGTAATATCGATCGTAGGTACAAAATCTAAACCACAACTATAATTTATTTGTGTTATACCTAATAATCCATTATCAACAGCACCAGGTACCCCATTTGAGATTAAACTTTGACTATAATAAAAGTCTGCCGAATTATCAGGATTTACACTAACCGATTTTTTTGGTTGGTTAACACCTTTTCCAGTTAAAGTATTTTTTCCTGTTATTTCATCTGACCATCCATTGTCTAAAAATTTTTTAAACCCTGGATTTAAAAAATTAATTTTACCAACAGATATAGTTTTAACTGATTCGTTTAGTGAAACACCTAAAGCTAATTTAGTTCTTGGTAATACAGAACATTCTAAATTAGCATAGAACACAAGATTTTCGTGATCTATAAGTCTTTCTTTTGGTCTACCTTCTTCATCAATTATTTTATTTGGGTCAATTACTGATATGTTTTGGTAATCAAATTCTACTAATATATTTTCTCCGTTATTTACCATAATAGAATATGTGATTATCTAATTCGTTTTTATAATCCTGTAATGAAGTTAACAACGGATATGGAATTGTCAATACCGCACCATCAGGAATATTAAATTCAAGTCCAGTATATTGTGGGTTTGATTGTAAAATTAACCAACCAAAAAATGGGGAATTGTAATGTTGTTGAGACACTTTATCTAATCTAGACGTACCAACCTTATAAATATATCTTTTATCTGATGATTTTGACGGCAAATTGATATACGGAACAACGGTTTGTTTTCCGTTAAGTAAAAATGAATTATATCTATTATAATACTGTAACTGCATATTAATTAAATTTTATTTTACCATTATATTTATCATCAGTATTTAAGTTTTGTTTACTATATAGGTCCGATATTCTTTTTTCATACGTTGAGTAATTTGGGTCATTTTTGTCTGTAGTATACCCTACTTTAACATCAAATGGTAGTATTTGAAAATTTTGAAACTTTTCATATTCAGGACTTTTTTCATAATCATTAAATATTCTATTTTCATTTTCTTTTTCTGTTTTACATTTGAATCTATAGTCGTCAAATCTATTTTTTAAATCAGATACTAATTTTGGGTTAGATTTTATTTTTTCTAATGAGGTTAAACTTTCTATAAAAGAAGTATATTTGTTTTCATCTATCATTACATCAGACATTACCATATAAAATCTTTTTTCTTCATTATTTCCAAATGGTCTTAATCCTGGAACAGCATTTGGAAAGTTCATTACGTTAATACTTTCACTATATATGGGCGAATCTATTATATATCTATTTAACATAACATCAAAAAATTCGGTGATTCCTGATGCAACATTAGTCTTATATACATTAAGTATTGAATCAGATACAGTTGTTGCACTAGATCCTGTAAAAATATAAACTTTTGGTTTACCAGTCTCTAATAATATTCCATCAATTTTTGATATAACCACATCAGTTTTTCTAAAAGTATAGTTTAAATTTTCTTGATAACTTGTGAGTTCATTAATTGACCCAATAACAAAATTGTTTATTTCACCTTCTCTATTTTTTAAAATATCCTCTAATTTGTTTTTGACTTGTCTTTGTGCTGCATTAGTGTATTCAGTATCGTTAACAATATCTTTAATAACGGGAGATAAGTCATTTTTACAATCGTTTACCGCATTGTCAACAAGATTTTTTATTAATTTTTCAACATCATCAGGTTTACCATAAATTTTTAATGGAGCCGGGCTTCCAAATTCACTAATGTTTCCATCAAAATATTTTCTTTTAAAATTAACAAGTTGTAATATTCCGTAATTAGAAATGTCATTGATACTTTTTAACTTGTTATATATTGTTGAAAAGAAATCTTTAGTTGATGTTGATAACTCACTAATAAGTCCACTATAATCTAATTCACCCGTCTCTATAGTACCATCTTCGTTGGAACTTGCTCCAAGTATTTTTCCAATTGTTTCTCCTCCTTTTTGAGGTATATTGTTTGGTATGTCACCAACAGTTGGAGGAGAGGATGAATTAGGGACAAGTTTACCAACAATAGCGTTATCCCTTTCCGATGTGTCTTCTGTTGCAACCGCCCTTTCATCATATATCTCAGTGTTTGCATAGTAATTAAAAGATAATGCGTTTTGTAATTGTTCAACGGGTCCGGCTAATCCGTTACCACCAATAAAATCAAATGATAAAGTAATTTTAGCAATCATAGGTTGTACACCAATTCCTTCTGGATTTATATCAAAAAGTAAAGGATCGTAAGTTATTCCAAGACGGTTTGGTATTATTTTAGTATGATAAAAATCTCCAATTCTTAAAACTAATACAGGTGGAGCACCAAATGAAGTGTTTAAGGCATCATTATATTTTGGTCTACCGTCAGTATCAATAACCGGAATTGTTTGTCCAGGTCTCATGCACTGATTTAAAAATGTTAATCTCGCATTTAATCCTTCAGGTGTGGTTGAGTGAAATGCCGGACTAAAATATTTTATCTTATCTTTAATACTATCGTAAACCATCGGGTTTTCTTTTTTAATAACCTCAAAATAATCACACTCACTAAATAAACTTCTTAATATTTTTTTAGAAATACCTTCTTTAACTGTTTTAAGAGGATCAACTTTTTTAATTGGTTTGGGACCTGGTGGTGGACCTGGCGATGGACTTGGTGGTGGACCTGGCGATGGACCTGGAGGTGGACCTGGAGGTGGTCCTGGAGGTGGACCTGGAGGTGGTCCTGGAGGTGGTCCTGGAGGTGGACCTGGAGGTGGACCTGGAGGTGGTGGAGCAGGATCTATGGTTATCTTTGCAATACGGACTCTTCTACATGACATTGCAGGAATAGAATACCATTGTGCCGTTCCACTTGGTTCTCCCCCTGAAGTTCTACTGATGTCTTTCCTACAATCGGTCTCTTCATATGGTCCGTTTTTACCCACTAATATTGTGATTTCTTCCCCATTGGAGTTTTCTTTAAAAGTTAATCTTCCCTCACTTTCCAAAACAGGTACTGTTTTGTCTCCAATTGTTTTAGATCTAAACCATTGTAATACAGAATCAATTCTTCGTTTAGATAAACTTCTATTATATTCTACCTCTGCTGGTGCAGATGCGGATCCTTGTAATTCAATTGTAACTTTTCCATTTTGAACAATAATTATTTCTTTTAATTTAGCTAAAAATTCGTTTTGAATTAGATTATAATTACCAATAATAACGTCAGTAAAGAATTTTGGTATGACACTTTTATTTATATATTTTTTTGTCCCAACGTAAACATCAACGGGTGGTAGATTAACATAATTTGTATTTTTAACTGAAAGGTATTGATTGTGCCAAAAATCATATGGTTTAGTTGCCGTAACCTCAGTAGTGTAATATCCCTCAGGATAATCATTATCAAAATAGAAAGAATAATCTATAAATTCATTAATCGATTCTTGATCCAACTTTTCTTCCACACCAGGAGTATCAGTAGTACCAGGGGTACCATTAGTACCAGGAGTACCATTAGTACCAGGAGTACCAGGAGTACCAGGAGTACCATTAGTACCATCACCACCTTCAGATGACTCAGATAAACTAGTTGATTTATCTACACTAACATTTTTATAAATTTCTCCTAATTCTTCTTCAGTTAATCTTGGTTCATTTAACAATTGTTGATAAGTATATAAATCACTAGTTGGTATGGTATTAAATTTAATTGCCAAATCATATAAATCGTACTTAACACATCCCGCAAAAAATGAATTAATAATAGAATCAACTTCTTTTGAGGATTTATTTGATAATTGTTTTTCAATTATTGTATTCATAGCCGATGGGGTATCGACAACTATTTTCCAATTTATACTTCCACTTCTACTTGTGTTTGAATAAGTGTATATTGGTTCCGGTCTACCTAAAAATTTAGTTGGGTTCCAATTAGCACTAGAATCTTCACTAAATGTTATGTCGTATGGAGGAAACCACATTATTCTACCACCATTTGGACCTTTTTCACAGGTTGGTAAATCATCATAAGTATATCCCGGTTGATCTGAAGTTCTCCAAGCTAAATTTTCCAATGAAAACATATATTTTTTTACCTTACTATCAATAATATTAGTTGATCCAGGATTTCTTAATGGTGCAATATTTAAATTAAATGTATTATCAAGAACAGAATTATTGAATTTACGACCTGACTCTGTAATACCATCAGTTTTTTGTAAATCAGCATATGTTAAATATGGTGTATCTTTTTGGAAGACTCGACAATATTCTCTACCTATCTCAGTTCCATCAACACCAATAGTACTATCTCCCGTCGAACTATCGTAGTAAGCAATAACTTGAGAACCTTTTGTCATTTCTTTATATCCATCATTGAATACTTTGGAAACTTGATTTATAGCATTACCTGCGTGTTTTAATCTAGCCTGTCCACCAACATTGTCTGCGGCGTTTATTATTCTTTGAGTATTATCTAATATTGATCCTCCCCTAAATTCAATCTCCGTGGATAAATTTTGATTATATGAATTTTGAATTTGGTTAAACTCTTCGTCAATAATTTTATTTTCTCCACCAACCCCAACTTTCCATCCAGCATTTTCTTTATATTTTGGTGATGTCCATACAAAATTTCCATTTATACCCCCTTGATTAGAATATGATTCCGCCTGTAAACCAAAATTAATTTTACCTTCGTTACCCTCATAAAGTTTACCTAATTCAGAAGGTCCGTACACCAATGTTGATTGTTGTTTTCCAAGATAATTAACCGCAACTTGATTTGCAGGATGAGTTATAAGTGACGGTTCAACATCTTCACTACCAACATAATAACCACCCCCACCATTAGGTCCTGCTCCAAATAAATTAGATATAACACTTGTAAATTGTTGTAATGGTGGTTTATCATAATTTGGTCGATATAAATTATATTCTAAACTTTTAAATAAAACAGATTGTTGACCATTACCAGTGTTTGCTAAAAATATTTCAGAAGGACTCCTAAAATTATTTAAAACAGAACCTAATGCACCACCCGTTAAATTATTAACAACGTTTAAAGCGTTTTGAGTTTGTGGTGAATATATTGGATCAGGATCATCAAAGTAATCTCCAGGAATAAATGATACAGGAAAATAAGTTCCTGTTAATCGATTCAAAAAACTTACAGCGGCTAACAATGGATTTTCAGGTACTGTTATTTTCCAATTCTTAGTAAAGAATGGTTGTTGTCCAGTTGCCAACATAGTGGCACTAAAAGGATCTTGTAAAGTACTTAAGTTAATACTACCAAGAGTCATTTGATAAAATTCTTGAGCAATTCTTTCTTGAAAATATCCTTTTAAATATCCCGCTCCTGTTTTAGCAATATAAGAATCTTGAGATAACAATCCCATATCCCCACTTGGATCATTCGATATTAATATTGAGTATGGGGTATAACTTGATGGGATAAAAGTACTTGGGACTCCATTATAATACGGTAAATAATACTGTGAAGATAATTGTAGGTCGGTTATAATAATTAAATCTTTATATCCCCCTTCAGGTCCAAAAATATTTTTAATATATGCCGCATCAATATAAAATTCATTAATTAAATCTAAGGATGAATCTGTTGGATCATAAGGACCATTATTACTTCCAACAGGTAATGGTGCTCCTGGAACACTATATTTACCTAAAAATCCTCCATCAGGACCCCATTCATTTAATGGATATAAATTATTTGCTAATTGGTTTGTTGAAATTAAATTATTGGGTGAATCAATAACATTACTATCATTTAAAGGACTAATCTCATAAACCACATTACCAGATGGGGGGTTAAACGACCCTTCTACCTGATATGGTGGTAAATTTCTAGATATTAATAAATCTCTAAAAGATGATGATGATGTAAATGATAAAACACTTTCTGGCATTTTTTTTTCTTTATTTATAAATACCTTTAGTCGGTTTTTTTTTATTTAAAAATTGGTTTTTGACCATTTGATGCTCTAATATTATCAATTCGACTAAGTAAAGCTTGCATATTTTTTGTTCCATCAGGCCCATTAAAATAATTAGATATAGCAGTATTAATATCTTGAATTGCCTGACCACTAATTTTATCATCAGCAATAACATTAAAATCAACGGTAAATTGATTCTCAGTTGTTATTGTCATTGGTTCATAAGAAATATCCAAGTTTGGGTTCTTTAAAAATTCAATTAAAGTTTGATCTTCAAGATCAGGTCCTCCCATACCAAAACTTGAACTAGCCACATTTTTTAAAAATGAAAAACCATCTTCAATTTCTTTTAGAACTTTGTTACCCATATCTTTTAATCCCGTTTTATCTAAAAATTTTTCCATTAGTTCCTTCACATATGGAGCTACCGTTTCAGTAGCCGTTCTATAATTTTTGGATTGCCTTGCCTCCGGTGGTATATTATTAGTTAGTAATCTTTCAAATCCTCCTAACGCTCCTGAGTATAAATCTTGCATTGTTTTAGAACTTGCGGGACCATATTTAGCTGCCGCAACAATTTCATTTAAATTTGAAGATATTCGTTTCATATAAGTTAATTGATCTTTCGCGATTTCTTCCATTGATGCGTCATTACTTTTTTGTTGTTGTGCCAATTTTGCAACATCATCAGTACTTAATTCACTAACTAATTTATCTATATATTCTCCCGTTCCTTCTTCCTTACCATCTTTACCTGTACGTGTTTCTTCTATTCTTACTACCGCTCTACCTGACTTATCAATTTGTGCCATTGTTGCAATAAGTTCTCTATCTTCTTTGGTTGCAATATCGGTTGGGAATTTAATTTGTTTTAATTTCATTTCAAACATCCCCGCATTTATTGCCATTTTTTGTAATTCGCCGGCAGGTAATCCCATCGACTTACCAATTTCGTCAATACGTCTTTTAGCTCCAGGTAATATTTCTATTTGATTATTCTCCTTATTGAATCTTGTAAACTCTTTTGTCATGTTTACAATTTGGTTTTGTAGTTCTGTTGGGTCATTTTGAGCTAAATCCATCAATCTTAATGGATCAAGTAATTGACTTGATGTTACACCTAATCTTTGTAGTGATGCCGCAAATTCAATTGCCCCTTCAGGATTAAATACTTTATCTACAACAGTAAATATTGATGACATATTAATCCCCAATCTTGATGCTTGTGCTGCCATATTTGCTAATCCTTTAATCCCACCCTCAAAATTATAAAGGTTCATTTTATCTAAATTAGTAACAACACCGGAAGAAACAGCTTGAACTGTTACCCCTGCTTGTCTTGCAATTTTAACAACATCTAACATTTTAGGTTCAATACTTGCAATACTAACACCGACATCTCTAAATTTTTCAGATAATTCGCTTTGTTTTACTTTAGTTACTTCTGCGGTTGCCGCAAAACTAGTTAAAGACTCAGCGTTTAACATAATATTAACCTTCATGGTTTCTCCTAAACCTTTTAAAGTTTCCGCAACATCACCAACATCAAGACCAATACCAACAAATTGGGGTATTGCATCGGCAATAGTTTGGGTTAATTCTCCAGCTCTATCTTTACTGATTCCAAAAGTTCTAACTAATTTAGTTGCTTCTGTATCTAAATTTTGTAATGCTTCTAACCATCCCGCAGGACCTATAGTCCCTAAAATCTCTTTAGTTATTAACAATAAATTACTTGCAGCATTTAAAGGACTTGTGACAGTATCCAAAGTTGCATCAAATATAGTTTTTAGATTTAATAAATCATCTTGTAATTTAGTGTCAACAACTTTATCTGGATCTTGTACCGTGATTGGTGCTTTTGGCGTACTCATATTATAAAACTATTTTTATAATAAATATAGATTATTTATTTTTTTTGTGCTCCTCAATAATTTTATCAATAAGATATCTTCTCACATATGTTGGCATTTTTAAATACTCGGAATAAGATGTTCTTAACATCTTTGCCAATAAATAAAATTCGTCTAATATAAATTTTGAGTAATCAGAAGAAAGGCCGAAAAAATTCCACCCCAAAAGCAATGTTCACCATTACTCTTTCTCCTGACGGGGCGATAACTTCTTTTATTAAATCTAATCTTGGTTCGTTTTCTAACATAAAGTTTTTAATATGTTTTGAATCCATTATTGGCATATTATCAATAAACTTAACAATATCTCCCTTATTAGTATTACCATCAATATCAACAATCATATTACTTAATCTAAGAGTTGCAATAGGTGGTATTATTCCTGATGGATATCCACTTAAAGTTTTTTCAATATCAACAGAATCTCTCATAGTTAAAAATTTTAACGTAACATTAGATTTTGTTCTTGGTAATGTTGTTTTTAAATGGCCATTATCATCAGGTTCAATATTAATTTTTTTAATATTTAATTCATCAAGTAAAATTGTTGCATTAAATTCATTATTTGTTTGTGGATCAGTAACACTTACAACATATTCAGGACCAAAAGATGTATTTCTTAAAAATATTAATAATGCTTCAATGTCCGCATCTAAAAGATCTTCAGGTCTAATATCCGTTTCATATAATTTATTTCTTAATAACGGTAATACAATTGATTCCTTAATCGTTTTATTTGGGTTCATGCTTAAAAGAGTGTTTTCATCGGCAGCAGTTAAATAACCAATTTTAACACTTTTCTTTTTAGATTTATAATATTTACCACCCGAAGGTAAAGACACAACATCGTGAGGTAAATTAAAATCCATTTGACCATACTGTTTTGAATCGTTTTCCATAATTGTTTTTTTATTATAAAGATACTTTACTTATATTTTTTGTAAATATATTTCTTTTTTTTAGTTAAAATCTTAATAATTATTATATTTTGTTATTTTAATAAAAAAAAAATCCCATACATATTAATATATGGGAATTAAATATCGTATCTATGAATAGATATATTTTAGTTTTATTTAAAAGAAATTAATAAACTAATATACAACGGTCCATACGAAGTGTTCCACTAATGTCCGCCAAAGCATCTTGAGAATATGATAATGTTCCAAAATTAACATCAGTTAAAAATGTGCCTTCTAATATCCATTTTTCTACAACAACTCCTGTTGGATCTAACATTTCAAGATCAACATTTTTTTTGTATCCTGCAGCATAACCCATACGACCTGTAACGGACTCAGCACATAAACGAACCCATTCCATTAAAGCTTGTGCTGCAGATGGTCCAATTGGGTCACGGAATTTAACTGTGATTGCATCCCAATTAAATCTACCAGCAACAAATGTTGATGTATTTAAGAATTGTATTTCGGTTGAACCGATTTTTATTGATGGCCTTGAAGCACTTTCCACAAACCACTCGTTGATACCCAAATCTGAAGGAAACCTTATAATAAACCTGTTCTGCCTTTTGGGTTCGTACGGAACTGGCATTTTCATTAACAAATCAGCCATAATTTTTAATTTTTAATTTTATGTTTATTTTCATTATAAATATACGATAAATAAAATTTTTCTATTTACTTTTATTTTTTTTTAAATAAAATATACTAGAACTAGCATTTATTATTAATATTTTGTTTTTATTCCTCTTGATGTTAAGTAAATTTGTAGTATATTATCTTCTTTATCTTTAAAATAATCTTTCATACTAGATACATTTTTTACATCATCATCTGAAAAACCAATAAATGGCTTAATATAATTATTTATTTTATTTTTTATTAAAGCCTTTTTCTGTAACTGAATAGAAATTTCTTTAACATATTTAATAAATTCTTCCATAGCTTTAATTTTTCCTGGCTCTGGATTTGTTTCAGAACTCATACCAAAAGAAACTGCGTGAAAACGACACAAATCTAAATATGATTTTATAAGTTTATCTTTAGTTAAGATATCCTCATCCGCCAAATCTTTATATTTTAATAAATTTTTAACCAACTTATTTGAATCAATACCATTTTTGTTTGATTTAATTAGTTTATATATACCTTGTTTAATTGCTGATGGTGTGTGACCTCTTGCAGTAATTATAGAAAAAATGGATCCATTATTAATTGCTTCAACAAAATCATCCCATACTGGTCCTGTTGGTGAGACCATAACATCAATTAAAAATTGATCGTCATAAGTAACACCGAACTCGATATAAGCATCTTTTGCTGGTCCAACAATGGTATGTCCATTATATTTAAATAATTTTTTACCGACCATATCTCTAAATTCTGCAAAATCTTTTGTGGTCATACCTACTTTATTACCTTTATCATTCAAAAGATAAATTTTTGTTGGCATATACATTAAATTATCATCCCAATCAAATGAATAATATTTTACTGCCGGAATTAAATCAATAGGTTTAATTTTCATTGTGTTTATTTTTATATTTATAAACACAAAGGTAATAAAAAAAAGGAGAACTAGCCTCCTTTTTTTTATTTTTTTACATTTTAATAATTAAATATCTTCAAATGATGCTCCAGTTGGTGTTATATAGAATGTAATATCTATAAATTCTAAGGATCTTGTTGGTTTAATATAAATTTTACCTGTCATTTGATTTCTATCTAAGTCTGCTGTGTCAGAAGAAACTGTAACTCGGAAATCATATAAACCTCTATCTCTTCTAATAGCATCTAATATTGGATTTACGGAGTTTAAAAAGTCTTGTCTAACTTGTTCGTCATTTTGATCAAACAATAACCTTACAGATACTGCTGAGATTAATTTACGAGCTTGTAATAACAATCTTCTCACGTTAATTCTATCAAGAGCTGACTCTCTTACTTGTAAAGTTTTATTACCCCAAATTACGGTTCCTACATCAGAGAAGGTTGCAATTGGATTAATTCTTCCTTGGTAAAGAGTGTCTCTATCTTCTTGAGTTAATTTTTTACGTGCTTTAATTGAGTTTACAATACCTCTTGTGTAACCTGCCGCTGCAAACCAAGGGAACGCAATATTATCTGTTAAGGCTAAATTTCTAGTTACCTCAGCAGTTGCCGGTATATATATTTGTGTATTGTTTACACTATCACGAGTTAACACCCAAGGATAATAAGTTGCGGTATAGTTAGAATCAATTCCTGTTGTTTCTAAATTATCTACCGCTTCTTGAGGATAAATAATACCATCATTACCTGTAGTTGTTGGTAAAAACATATTATAATCGGGAGTTGTTGTAATATAAAGTGAGTCCGCTCTTTCATTTTCAATCATGTCTATTGTTGATTCAACTAAGTCACTATTATTAACATAATCAATACCCGGTGAAACAAACACATTAATGTTAACCGCTTCAGGATTAGAGAATGTTTGAATTCCTAATAAATAAGCATAGTAGTCAGTATTTGCAAAATCTTTAGTACCATCACCAACAGCAATTTGTTTGAATGCTCCCCAACCAACTGCATTTGGATATCTGTTATCAGGACACGCTCCATTTAAATAACCAGTTCTTCCTAAAACATATCTATCACTGTTAGTTCTATGTTCACGATATATATCCCAACCATCGTAACCTCCTTGTACTAATAAAGTGAATTTTCTTGAATAAATTCTATAATAAGGACTTGTTGGGTTATTAGGTTCAGATGAGAAATTTGCCGAACCTACAACAAATTTAGATGTTCCTGATGTTGTAAAGGCATCTGAAATAGTTATTCCTGAAGCATCCTTATCCATGTGGAAACCTTTTGATTTATATTTCCAATCAACACTTTCAATATCACAAGTTGAGATTGTATTTATTTTACCAATATATTCAAAATAATTACCATCCCAACTATTATTATTAGAAATACCTAAATAGGTTCTTCTAACATTATCTCCACCACTTTGAATTGGTGTTCCAAATGGAGGATTAAAGATAACTTCTCCAGGAAAATCGTATTTTGTTTTATAAACAGGAAATGGTGATGTTGCGGTACCATAAGTTCTAAAATTAAACCCATCAAAACCACAAGGAAGTGCATCAACAGGAGCATCTTCATTCATTTCTACCATAACATATTTAGAATTAAGTTGGTATTCGCCATCTAATGAACCTGTCTTTTTTGCAATAAAATTATTTTGACTTGGATCCATACTACAGTTAGTAAATTTCTCAATCACAACTGGATTTGAATCCGTATCATAATAATCACGAATAAACACATCAAATGTTTGATTTGAAAACGAAATATTACCAATTGATATTTTTATTTCATAATTAGCGGAATCACCATCTGAAATTGTGTAAAATTTAAATAGGTTATAAACTTTTGTACCCCTAAGTTCAGATACTACCCAAGGAGAACTTGGTGTTTGATATTTATCTAAATACCAACCAATAGAATCCGAAGCATTACTTTGTGCAGAATTTAAATCTACTAATGTTGGATTTAATCCTCTAATAAATCCTTTTCTCCAACCATAGTTTAATAAAGCCTGAAACCTTTCTTCAACAAATAAAGGAACCACTGTTCTTGGTTTACCAAAATTATCCGTACCAAAAACTTTTGTTATATATTGTGAGTCACTTGTTGCAAAAGACGTTTCAAAGTTAAAATTAACACCATCTTTATTAGTAACATTAACACCAAATGGTAGATATGGGTTTTGTAATACACCAGAATATTGTCCTGTCATATCTAAAACTACGTCCGTCAAACCAGATACTTCATAAATTGGGTTATTACCATTTGAATATGTTGATATACCTCTTGATCTAAATGTTGCCACAACTAAATCATCATATTCTGTATATGATGTTCCTGTATAATAATAAATTACGCCCATTACTGATCCTGAAAAACACTCAACAGGAATAGGACTTGTTGTTGTTGTTGTTGTTGTTGGAACAGGAATAACACAAGGGTCGGTTGTTGTTGATGTTGTTGTTGGTGCGGTTGTGGTTGTTGTAATTGGAGTAATATTAGTTACACCAGTAACAATTGACCAAAATGAGAATCCTGTATAACTTCCGCCACCAACATTATCAAATAATGAATAATACCACGATGTGTTTGCTCCATCACATAAATTATTTCCACTAAAAGGTATTGACGGTACACCATAAACGTTTGTTGTTGCGGTGTATGATCCATTAACCGTTAACGCATTATAATCATTATCATCAACACTACCAAAATAACTAATATATTGGTCTTCCGCAATTAATGGGTTTGAATTTGTTATTACATTAAAAATTAATTCTTTTATATTACTATCCAAAGTTGATGTTCCTCCTTGTGGAGTTTCATAACTCACATCCAATAAATCCAATATTTCCTGAGGGAAGTGTGTCATATATTCAATACTAGAAGTTGAATCCGTACATCCCGTAAAATCAACAGAATATGGTAACTCCAAAGGAATAACACATTGTTGTTCACAATTTACGGTCACTGAACTAAAACAATTAACATCAATTGTTGAACAATTAACATTTGCTTCAGTTAAGATTGACCAAGATGGTCCAGCATCATAACCTGAAAGACCTAAAATTCTTGTTACAAATAATTGATTAGATTGTTGTAAATATGATTTCGCAATGTATGCCGCCTCATATTTAGGGATTTGTGTGTTAATAAATTTTTCGGGTGAAGTACCCCCAAAATAGTTTTGAAATTCATCGTAATTTCTTACAAAAATTGGTTCAAAAGCGGGTCCTTTTAATGTTTCTCCCGCAATACCTAAGGTTGTAACACCAACACTTTGTGCTACGAAACTTAAATCTACTTCAGAAGTGTATACTCCCGGCGATACAAATACTTTACTGTTTGCCATTGTCTTTTTTTATTTAGTTATTTTATTTTCTATATAAATATTAGTTTTTTTCGCAAAAACTTTACTTCTTTGAAACTATTTATAATTGGTATGATTTTATTCTACCTTTTTTCTACCTATGGATAATGACACTAAGAAGATAAAAAATTTAAAGATTTCCCCCGAGGTCCACAATGTGTTAAAAAAATATTGTGATAAACGAGGAATAAAAATGTATCGATTTTTAGAAAATTTAATTATGGAAAAATGTAAAGAAAAAAAAGATGTATATGGTGAAGACTAATTATAGTAATTCCTGATTAAAAATTAAAAACGATGTATCATTTGGGAATTGTTTATAAATAATTATTTTTAGTGTATCTCCAGTATTAATTTGTATCTCTCTTACATCATTACCATAATAAAGACCATTTATATAAACGTCATATCCTGACGGAGGAGTTCCGTTTGATACGTTATCACTATCAACAAATTTTAAATTAACAGTGTAATCAAAAACTTCAGTGACTTCGTTTGATGTAATACCTGTGGCAAAATCATATCTTTTTACTGATGGTGGATTAGGGGTTTCCTTTTTTTGTTTTTTCTTTTTTATTTTTACATCGGTTTCATATATTTGAAAAACTCTTGTAATTGCTGGAGATATTTCAAATTGATCTTCATCAATAAGAAATCCCAATAAAGTAAATGTGTATTTTTGGATATAAACCTTTCTTTTTTCTAAATCTAATGTTGATTCATCAGTAATATCGTTCATAACAATTGGAATATAATGACCTTTAATTACTTGATACGCTTGACGAGAAGAAAATTTTTCAAGAATAATTTGATTTAATTTATTCAATTCTCTCATTCTGTTACATATTATAACTACTGTATATGTTATATCAACAGGAACAGGTTGTGGTATTTTATAAATGTCCATACCATGTCTTTGTCCATCCCATGTTGGAACCTTAGCATAATAATATTGTTTCCTATTTGGTATATTGTACCTTAATGCCGGATTTGTACCAAACTTAACTTCAGGGGTTCTAATTGTTGTTATAAAGGGGGGTTCTGCGTTTTTATCAATATTTTGGAAATCCCAAGTTTCAACAAACTGAGACCAATTTTGTGTTGTAATTAAAATATCAATTGCGGGAATAACTTTTCCATCAACAACACATCTTAATTCATCTCTAACAAAATCTAAAAATCCACGATCTAAATCTGCATGTAACAAAGATTTTGGAAGGTAGGTTCCATCCTCTGAAATCATCTCCGCAATCTCATGTCTTCTTGGTGTCAAGATTTTTTTATTAATAAGAGGAATTGTCTTTTTTATTTGTTTTGGAAATCCCATAATTAATTAACTAAAAATATTTTATCATCTAAATTTATCATTTCAACCTCATCAGCACTAAAAATTGGTTCTTTTGTTTTTTTTATGAGAAATGAGTCGTCAAAATAAGGATTATATTTAATAACAACATTTCCTTCAGGACTTGGTATATCCTCACAAGGATATTCACAATAATCAATCAATGTTCCAGTAACATAAGCATGAACATTTTTTTGTTTTACTGACCTAACTTTTTCTTTTCCCTTTTCCCCCACTAAAAATTTAACATTTTTTAATCTAACGTAATCTGCCTTTAATACAACAATACCAGAAAATGTAACAGAAAACATATGTCTTGTAATATCATAATAAACTTTAACTTGTTTTTTTATTAATAAATTAGGGTCTTTTTTTATAAAAGATATTAATTCATTAGTTTGTGATTCTTTTAATAGTATTTTCATAATCCTTTAAATTCATTTGGACCAACAGGAGACGCACTTATTGTACGATAAAATGGTTTATATCCTGCATAGGTATGTTTATTATCTGACACAACACGACCATCATTATTAACCGTATAGTACCTTACCAAAGTTTCAGTTTCATAGTAACCAATGTAATCCCCAAAATTTATATCAACATTTAAATTATCTAAAGTTTTTTGATAAACAGAAACTCTAATATTCCCTGGCTCCATTTGATCCATTCTTGTTGACCCCATCATTTTATTTTCAGGTGCCGATACTTGAACAAACGCATTAAATTCAATTGGAGGTAAAAATTTAATACCGTCCGAAACGGTTTCACCATAGACATCATCTGTTTTTGTCTTTTGCCTATCTATACGATATAACACACAAGTGAAATTCATATCACCAATCAACCACTCTTCTCCCATTGAAATATCAAGGTCAAAATCGTTCTCTCCGAAAAATTTACCCAATCTTGTAATAGGAATTTTATTAGCCATAATTACGGTTTTTATTGATAAATATCTTTTTTATTGTTATTTTTAATAAAAAGAGAATTTTGGATATTAATCAATCATTGATAGAACATAAAGCGTTAGAATTATTAGACTCATACTCGGGGGCCAATAATCATATATTGTATCTAAAAACCAAAAAAGAGAATAATAAAAAGTTTTACCCAACAAGAACTCAATCAGATTACATTATAAATTATTTTGATACAGTTCCTAAGGTTGCTCGTAAGTGGGTTGATCTCGATACGTATTTCGCAAAGAAGTTTGCTGAGGAAAGATATTTTATGGAAACCCCTGAAAAAATTTACATTGAGAAATTATTAGTTGAGAAAGAAAAATCGTATCATATTTGGGGTAAGTTCTTTGAGAAGGATCCTTTAACAGAATTTTGGGTTCCTAAATCATCATTAATAAAGACTCACAATGTTGAGGTAGTTGAGGTAGATTATTCTAAATACAGTCATAGACCCCCACTACAACATCAAAAAGAAGCAATAGAAAAATTGGCGGGATCAAGAAGATTTATTCTTGCTGATGATATGGGGTTGGGTAAAACAACTTGTACAATCATTGCTGCGTTAGAGACAGGAGCGAAAAAAATATTAATTATATGTCCCGCATCATTAAAGATTAACTGGCAACGTGAAATTGAAAATTATTCAGATAGACCTGTTTATATTTCGGAAGGTAAGAAATTTTCAACTGAATCTGATTTTGTTATTGTTAATTATGATATCCTAAAAAATTTTCACAATACTACGGATAAAAATAAGTCTTTATTAGATCAATCAAATTTTGACCTTGTTATCTTAGATGAAGCTCACATGATCTCAAATCCTCAAGCACAAAGAACAAAAATAATAAATAATTTCGTTAAAAATATTAAAAGGGTTTGGTTATTAACGGGAACTCCAATGACTTCTCGACCAATGAACTATTATAACCTATTAAATATTATTGAATCTCCTGTTGCTCAAAATTGGATGGCTTACGCTATTCGTTATTGTCAAGGATATCAATTTATGGCAGGTAGAAGAAAAGTTTGGAATGTAACGGGAGCATCTAATTTGGAGGAATTAAGAGATAGAACTTCAAAACAAATTCTTCGTAGGTTAAAAGAAGATGTGTTGGATCTTCCTGATAAAATTATTTCTCCTGTATATCTTCGTTTGAAATCAAAAGAATATGAAGAACTGATGGGGGAATATTATGATTGGTTTGATAACAAAAAAGATGAATCGTCTTCCCTTACTGTTCAATTTTCTAAATTAATGAAAGTTAGAAAAGTTATTTCAAACGAAAAAACAAAACAAACAATCGAGTTTGCCGAAAATATTATTGAACAAGGTAAAAAGGTTATTATCTTCACAAACTTTACTGACACATTACAAACGATTTATCAACATTTTGGTAAACAAGCGGTTTATTTGGATGGTAGTTGTTCTAAACCTCATCGTCAACATGCTGTTGATGAATTTCAAGATAACGAAAAGATTAGAGTATTTGTTGGTAACTTAAAAGCTGCAGGTGTTGGTTTAACTTTGACCGCCGCTGAGGTTGTTATTATGAATGACTTATCTTTTGTTCCTGCAGAACATGCTCAAGCGGAAGATCGAGCATATCGTTATGGTCAAAAATCTAATGTACTTGTGTATTATCCATTATATGAAAATACAATTGAGGGTGCAATATATGATATCCTAAATCGTAAAAAAAAAATTATCAGAACTGTAATGGGGGATGAAAATCCTGAGAATAGTGGAGACATTGTTGAAGAAATTTTAGACATTATAAATAAAAAAAGATAATATTACTGTTGTTGTTATATTTATATAAAAATAAATATATTATGAAAAAAACAATAAGATTAACGGAATCTGATTTAGCTCGTATTGTTAGACGAGTAATAAGAGAAGAAAGTTCAAAGATTGGTGGTGTTTTATCGTGTGTTGCAACAGCATCACAATTAAAGTTAACTGACCTTGAAAAAATTAGTTCTTGTAAAACATTAAATACAGAATCAGGACAAACAATGACAAATCTTAAAAGTTGTCTTGCAGGGGCTAAAAGTATAATAGACGAAAAAACTAAAAACATGGACTTTTTTGATAAAGCTAGATATTATACAAATCTTACAACTGAAACAGCAAAGTGTATTTATAATAAATAAAAATATTATTAAAAAAAAAGAAGATAGTTATGAATAATAGTAGAAGTCAAACTAAAATTAGAAAAACTCAACAAGTTAATTTACTTGCGGAAGAAAGATATTTAAAACAAAAAGGTTTATTATTTGAAAATATTGAGGAATTTCAAGAATGTTTTGATTCATTTGGTTTAACTAATGAAAATATACCTGAAAGTTGTAAATCAGTTACAAATAGGGATGAATTTATAGAATGTAAAAATGAAATAAATTTAGCAATACGGGGAATGGGAAGTAAGGTATCTGAGTTTGACAAATTATTTAATTGTTTACAGGGAAAAGCATCAAGTTTAGGGTTTTTATCATCAGAAGATATTAATAATTCTTTTACTGATGGGTTTAAAGGATGTTTTAACACTTTATCTGAATTTGATAAAGAGTATGTACCAGAAAGTTGTCAATTAATTAGTAATAAAGAAGAATTTAATACATGTATAGATGATATTTATGAAGAAATGGAACCAAACATGGATCCAGAAAAAGTTGATTCGTTAATTGAATGTTTAAATGGTGAAGCAACTATATTAGGTTATTTAGATTAAGATTAAAATTAAAAACCGTATTAGTAAAAATAATATTATAAACCCACCACACAGGTGGGTTTTTTATTTTATATGATATTTATAGATAATGAAAGCAACAATTAAACACATTAAATGTGATATGTCCAAAGAAGATAAAACTTTAATGGAAGATTTTATAAAATATTTACAAAAAAAATACCCAATTAAAAACAATATTACAATTATGTTTTTAGGGGAAAGAAATGGTGAAATGTCAACTGGAAGTAGAACAGAAAATTCAGAACTTAAAATTTTAACTAAAGGTCGATTAAATCGTGATGTTTGTAGGACATTGGCTCATGAATGGGTACACGAATGGCAACGAACAACTAAAGGTATGAAAAGAGGTCAAGATATTGGTGGTCAAAATGAAGATGAAGCTAATTCTGAAGCCGGATCGGTTATTAAAAAATTTGAACGTGACTTCCCTAAATATGAAAAATTTATGTATGAAGGTTTAGTTGGTATTGGAAAAAAAATAAATTTAATAAATGAACAAATTATATTATCTGAAAAAGAAAATATACGTGAAAATTTTATATTAGAGATGAAAAAAATTGGTATTGATAAACTACCTTATTCATATTCATCAATAAATAAATTTGTTGACCCCGAAACAATGAATATTCACTATAACAAACATTATAAGGGGTATGTTAAAAAATTAAATGACGCTTTATCAAAAAAAGATTATGGTGATGTTGAGTTAGAAGATATTGTTAAATCTATTGGAAAATATGATACGGTAATTAGAAATAATGCCGGAGGAGCATTTAACCATGCTTTGTTTTGGAAAATGTTATCACAAAAAAAACAAAAACCAAGTGGTGAAATATTTGAGGAGATCACAAAACAATATGGTAATATAAAAAAAATGAAAGATGAATTTAATCAAACCGCCAAAGATAGATTTGGATCTGGATGGGTTTGGTTAATTTTAACAAAAAAAAATACTTTAAAAATAATGTCAACACCCAACCAAGACAATCCAATGATGAGTGTTGTTAAAGACGGTGGTTATCCTTTATTAGGACTTGATGTTTGGGAACACGCATATTATTTAAGATATAGAAATAAAAGAGATGAATACATTAGAAATTTTTGGAATTATGTAAATTGGGAATTTGTTAATGAGTTATATTTGTTGAGAACTAAAAAATAAGATATTTATAAATAAAAACTATGTCAATAATTTCAGAACCAGAAAGAAGTAAATTATATACAAGAATTCGTCACCTATTAGGTGCTCCTCTTCGTAGTGTTGAGTTAGAAGACGAACAAATGGATACATTGTTAGAATTTTCTATTGATGATTATTCACAATATATACAAGATTGGTTAATAGAATCACAATGGTCTAATCTTTGGGGTTTAAATGTTGAAACACAATCATTAGCAAAAGCATTTATCTCTAAAAGTTTAGATTATGAAACAAGATACACATATGCCTATTCTAAAATTGTAGGATTACAAGCTGGCGGTGACTATGTTTTAAAGAAAGATTACATTCAATTAGTTGGTAACCAACAAATATATGAAATACCTGCGTGTAGAGAACTTAACGAATTACTGTGGTTTTCTCCCGCAGAATTAAATAATACGTTAATAGATCCGTGGACTTTTGGTGGAATTGCCGGTGGAGGATTAGGAGGACCGGGTGGATTTACTCAAATGGGTAACATGGCGGGTAGTTACTTTATGATGCCAGCGTTTGATATGTTATTAAGAATGCAAGAAATTAATATACAAAGAAGAATAATCCAAGGTGATTTAACATATAGGGTTACAGCGTTACCTGAAGGTAAAAAAGCAATTCACTTAATGAATACACCTGGAGGTAAATTTGACTTCGGTAATGGTACATTAATGAAAGGTAGAGTTTGGTATTGGTATTATGATGCTTGTGAAGAGGATAAAGACAATTGTTTAAAAAATAATCCTGATATAATTCAAATGCCATCAGATGTACCATTCCAACAAATGTCTTGGGTTGATCTAAATAATCCGGCACAGGTTTGGGTTCGTAGATGGTTTACGGCATATTGTAAAGAAACATTAGCAAGAGTTCGAGGTAAATTTAGTGGTAACATTAAAACCCCCGATTCTGAATTAACAATGGATTACACTTCTTTAGCAACTGAGGCAAAAGATGAAAAAACAAAACTAATAGATGAACTTACAGGACCTGAAGGTAGGTTGACAAGATTAAAACCTGAAAAAGTAATGGAAAGAGAAGCGTTAATTGCAGAAAACTTAAATAAATCACTTAAGTTTAGAGCAATGCCAAGACAAATATATGTTATATAAATGGTATCAATAATTAATATCCCGAAAAGAAAAACAATAATAAAAGGTGAAGTTACAACTCAAGTTACAACTCAAGTATATGTCCCCGATTATAAAATTGTTTCCGAACTACAATACACTTCTAATGGTGAAAAATTAATTATTGCAAAAAACATTAACGAAACAACAATAACTTTAGATTCTACAAAAAATTCAAAAGTTATTATAAAAGCATTGACAAATGTTAGGTTATTACCTGACATTGGTAAAATTGATGAGGAATGGGATGAACTCCAATTAGATTGGGGGGCTTGTGTACAGTTTCAGTTTGTAGAAGGAAACTGGATAATACTATCTTCAGACGGGTTGAAGATGTCTTAAAACCTCATCATTTAAGAAACTTATAGGTATTGTTCCCACCCTGGCTCCGCAAATTCATATATGTAATTAGGGTCAATACCAACTTTATTCCAAAAATCTATTTCACCTTGTTCCATTTTCATTAAATTTTCATAAACATCATCTTGGTCTTCAGGACTAAATGGTTTACCATTAATTAATTTACATTGGTCTGTTGTATAAAAACTTCTATCCTCTGGATTCTTAACTAATAATGTTTTTCTAACCTCATCATCAAAAACTATTGTAAGAGGTTCAACTCGCTTATTAAATGTTGCAATTGCTCTTTGAATATTATAACTTCCTAACATCTCAGGATTATTTTCTAAATCAGATGGATTAATTCTATAACAATTAAGTTGTACAAATGATTCCATTGAATCTTTTAGGGGTACTCCATAACTTTTAATGTGTTCGGATATCTGTTCCTGTGACCAACCTTTATTTGGTTTATTAATTTTTTGAACGTCACCATGAGAAGCTTTTGTTCCGTTGTTTACATATAGGATTGTATCTCCAAGATTTGACTGTATACCATCTTTTATAATAAGTTCCATGTGTGCTTGTCTAGACATTAGATTACCAGCTATGGTAGTTTGTTTACTACGTTTAATATAATTCTCTACACTTAATTTAACTCTTGATTTAGAAGCAATTTCAGCCAATGGAACTTTTTCGTCAAATATCTTTTGTATATATTCGTAATACCATTCAATAAATTCTTTACCGTTACCATTAAGTAATTGTTTAACCCCCTTATCTAAGAACTTCTCAATATATTTTGGCATCTTTTTAGATTTGATACTATTGCCGGTAAATTTTATTTTACCATTTTGTTCCATAGTTGCGTAGTTCTTACGAGCTAAGTTAATACACGAATCCCAAGTACCATCACAATCAAGACCCATTTCACCTTTCATAAATATATCGTTAAACTCCGCAACATCGGCATCATAACCACGATATTCTTTACCCTCTTTAACTAACCAGTTATTTCCTTTTCCAATATAAACACGTCCATCAACACCACCCTCAGGTAATGAGAAGTTCATACCATCGGTGTCACAGACAAGAGGACTATATCCTCGTTTACTAAAGAACTTTAACATTTGTCGTAAATATTGTCTACCTGTAGTTGTAATCTGTTCCCCCATATCAATATCTCCCCACGGAAATACCTGTGGTGCCGATAACGATCCGAAGAACGCATTGATAAAGATCTTAATTGGTAATTGTTTACGGTCAAATGATGTTGATTTCTTCTTATCAATCGTCTTATACTCTGCTGCCAAATTCTTATACATAATACGAGAGTTACGGAAGTAAGTTAATAATCCCTTCATCGCCCCTGTTATATCACACTCAGGAAACACGTCATGAACTAACTGAATGGATGGGTATAGTGATGAGTAGTCAAGTTTTAATACGTCCTTAGAATAACCTACTTTAAGTAAACGTGATAGACCACCAACAAAATTTCTTCTTTCTCCTTTTTTAGGAATTGCTAACCCATATTTATATGACCAAGCCAACATTACCATTTTCCAAAGAGTTGCGGTACCCATTGTAGATGCTCTTTCATATGTGGTTGGTACCAATGATGATAATAAAAATGTTGCTTGATTAAACTCATCATCCACAATTAATGTTTCCTCAAGGTCATCATCAAGATACCTCTCAACAATATCATCACCAGTTGTTTTAAGGTAAACATCTCCCCGTCTTACACATATCTCATCAACCTTTGGGTCAATACCAACTTTTTTATATTTACCATTATCAGTATTTAACCAATATTCATCTTTTTCTGCATACATTGAACCAATACTTGTATGGTCAATATAGATACGATCTTTTGCTTCAGCATCAATATACTTGGTAATATATTTTAAACCTGCCTCTTTAATGTTTGAGTTGATTGCTTGTGATCTACGAACTGAGTGTATGATATCAATTACATTATATCCCCACATTTGAACTTGATTAAATTTCTCAACCTCATTTGCCAATTTTAACATTGACTCTCTTTGAGATATTGTTTTTTTACCATTTAATGAAAATGATATTTTTTTAATATCTAAGTTTAATGCCTTACATCTTTCAAAAATCCAAAACCAATCAAAGTTTGCTGAGTTATATCCCGCAATAATTGAAGGTTTAATTTCGTTTATTGTTCTAAAAAATTCAACAATACCTGATCGTTCTTCATCTTCATTTGAACATTCAATAACCTTTTGAAAACCTTTATTTGTTTTCATTCCAATCATAAATATTCTACCATCTCTTGGTTCTAAAGAGGTAGTCTCAAGGTCAAATACAAACCTTGTGATATCATTATATTCTTCAAATCCTTTAAATAATCTTTTTTCTTTTGAGATGAGGTATTGTTCTACCGGAGACACCATTAATATTTTGTCTTTTGTTTTTTCTCCCCATGGATCAATTCCCCCTTCACGAAAGAATTGTATTAATGATCGATAACCTTTAATTGATTTAACTATGAATGTTAATCCTTCTTCTAATTGTTTACTATTGTCTGTTCGGAGTTTTTCTATTAGAATACCGTACTTACCCATTGCTTGTTTTTGTAGAGATTTCGATCCTTCATAAAAATTAAGACCATGTAAATCACCTACCCACGCAAATGCTATGAGTGAATCTTGTTGAATAACTTTACCTTTTCCCGGTACTTCTTTAATTTTAAAAATGTGGTCTGAAGCATAGTCAAACTCTACCGCAACTATGTGCTGTTCAGGGTCATTCCCCTCCAAGAAACTTTTAATTTCTTCTTGTGATATCATATGTTTTAAATTTGGTATATTGGCTGCCGTGTATAACGACATTCACCTTTGTTAAACAAAGATATGAAAAAAATAATTATGTGTCAAATTATTTTTAACAAGTTGGACAAGGACCCAATAAAATTGATGTCACACCAGCGGGAAGTGAAGGTGCTGTAGATGAACAAATAGTTGCTACTCCACCTGGACCGATAATCAGAGGTGAAATCTCGGTAATACAACACGGTGTAAATGTTATAGAAACTTCTTTTGATGTATTAGTATTATTAATCCTATAGTAAAAACAACTTGGAGTTGGGGTGGGGGTTTTTGTTAAGGTTGGGGTGGGGGTTTTTGTTAAGGTTGGGGTTACCGTTTTAGTTGGGGTTACCGTTGGGGTTGTTGTTTTAGTAGGTGTCAATGTTGGAGTTTTAGTTACCGTTGGGGTTGGAGTCTTAGTTACCGTTGGGGTTGGTGTTGGGGTTACACAAAGGTAGGTTGATATACAAGTAGCACAGTTTACAGATGTGGTATTATTCCATATTAAACTTATTGCTCCTATTTGTAATGTAACTACCTCATAACATTGTAAATCGGTACCAATAATCACATTTCCAGGTGTAAATGTTGATGGTAAATTAACGTATTTAAATATTGACTTAGTACAACAATCAAGAACTAAATATGTTACAAATACTGGTGTTGGAGTAGGTGTTGGTGTTTTTGTTGGAGTTACAGTTTTTGTTGGGGTAGGTGTTTTTGTTTGTGTGGGAGTTATAGTTATTGTTGGTGTTGGTGTTGGTGTTGTGGTTGGTGGGGGTGGATTTGTTGGAGTTGGCGTTGGCGTTGGTGGTGGGTTAGTTCCTGTTGGTGTATTTGTTGGTGTTTTTGTTGGTGTTGGTGTATTTGTTGGAGTTTTTGTTGGTGTTACAGTATCTGTTGGTGTTGGTGTTGGTGTTGTCAACTCAACAACATAACCAATCCCACAAATTTCTAAAGTTTGTGAAGCTAGTATTTTATTTCCTATAACAGTTAACGATGTAAATGGTAATGAGTTACTAAAGGTAAATACTCCCGCACCTAAACCTGTTAATGTCATAAAAGTAAAACAATCACTACCACCAGTTCCACCAAGAATTACATTTCCAGATATAGTTGAACAACAGTGATCACATGATGTGATAAGTGGATTTCCAATATTAGTGGTAAAAGTCATTGCAGTACTAAGAGCAGTATATGGGGGATTTCCAAATGTTCTAATATAGGAAATTCTTAAAGTGACAGTGGTAACAGGAATACTAAATGTCATTGTATATGAATATGTTACTATTGCGGGAGGTGGAATTGGCCACTGAGCACTTGGTTGAGCACCTAATCCAAGTACCGGACTAGATATGTTAAAAGAAGGGGAACAAGTATAAACACCTGCACTTCCTGGCCAATTACCAAATCCTGTTGCAGTTATTACCATACCACTAGAATATGTTAACGATGCCGTAGTAACCGATCCTCCCGGATTATTTAAAATTTCATAAATAAATGGTAAGTTTGCAAATTCTTCACAGTCAGGACAATTTGGTGTCGGTGTTGGTGTTGGTGTCGGAGGAGGATCTGTTGGGGTAACAGTTGGTGTGACTGTTGGAGTTGGAGTTGGAGTTGGTGTCGATCCACTAAGATATAACAATGAATCGTTACATTCTGGTATACTTGAGGCATTATATATTCTAAGCCCACAATTTTGAACTAAAGTAAACGGGTATGGAGGAGATTGGTTAATGTTCCATAATGGACCAATAGGATTGTTACCGTCTCCAGTGAAATATATCTGACTATTATCGGTAAATAAACCATAAGTGTTAAACACAGACCCAACAATATAAGGAACAAAAACATCCAATGTTAAAGTATTATAATCATACTGATTAATCCCAAGAAAAGTAGTACCAGCCAGATTAACTAATAGTTTACTTGGAGATGTTGTTGTAAACATTAAATCGGCAAAAACTATAACATTTGGGGGTAATATAATTAAAGTTAATAATGATGCTGTTGTTGTCGTAATATCAAATTCAACTATATCTGAACTCGTTGGTAGAGAAATTGCAATATCCACGTCAGTAGTACTACCAATTAATGTGGTATTATCTTTTGCCGTTATTCCGAGACCCATAATAATAGGAAGTGGAATTGTTATAATTCTATTAAATGTTGCGCTAAAAGGACATGGTTGGTAGTCGTATTCATAAATAACCCATTGGGTCCCTCCTGGTATAGAAACTTTAGTTTGTAAAAAGATTTTATTAGATGTGTGTGCAATTCCAAAACATATGTTTGGTGGATATGAACCACTAAAAAATGGTGTTAAAATAATTGGGATATTAGTTGTAATATCATAAGAATAAACATCCGAATTGGAATTACTCGCAGTTGGACCAACAAGTAAAACATTACATCTTTCTAAACAAATGATATTTTCTGGTACGGAATCACAAAATGTTATTAGTGTACCAGTTCCATCACCTGGTCCTGATATTGTTAAAGATGTAAAAGGAAGTGAGTTGTTTATGTTGAATAGTCCTGAACCTACCAATCCCCCATACGATAAATCACAATCACTATTTATATTAGAGGCGGTAATTACATTTCCTGAAATTGACACACAACATCCTGAACATAAATTAATATTGGGAGTATTACTCCCTGTGTTAGTTGTTAAAGTAAAAGATTCTCCAATATCATACGCAACTAAAAAAATTTTAAAATCATTAATTGGATAACTAAAATTTAATGTATATGTGAATGCACCAGGCCAACCAAGTCTAATCGAATTGTTGGTGGTAGAAAAACCACAAATTCCCAAAATTGTACCTGTATAAATTACAACAGATCCTGTACCAGTTGCTCCAATTGTAAGACCATTTGAATACATAATACTATTACCTATTGCGGGTAAAAGAGTTTGTTGATCACAATCACAAGTTAATGGTGTTGGTGTTGGTGTTGGTGGTGGAGGATCTGTTGGGGTAACAGTTGGTGTAACAGTTGGTGTTGGTGTAACTGATGGGGGTATAAACTCCAATTCAATACATTCAGGACTTTGTCCTGAATCGGTAGATCTATTCTGTAAAAAGATTCCAAGGAATGAAGTTGTATACGGAGATACATTTGATATTGTATAAAGCTCACCTGTAGGAAATGCCCCTATGTAAAATGTGTTATTCCATACAAAAAATGATTGTATATCTGTAGGACCAGAAATTGTAATTGGAATATCGAGTTGTACCTGCCAAGAACCTCCAACATAATGGAATTGAGTAACGTATTTTTGTAATGTTGATGTATCAAGTCCTATTGTGATCATTTTACCGCTGTTGTTCATAATAACTTCAGTAATTACTCTATTAATTGATAAAGTACTTAAATCAAATAATTGTGTTTTAGACCAAACAGATCCGCTAATGTCCACTAAAACAATGTCAAAACCTGGAGTCAAATATCCCATGGACACTAATAAATTAGGGTTGACAATATTTGTTATTGGATCCCTATATACACATAATGACATTCCCAACCAACCCAACGTTGGGAGAACACTTGGTGATGCAATGTCCCTAGACCAAACTGCACTCCAAGGACTTAACGTAATATCCCATTCTCTTATTCCTTGAGAAGCGTCTTGAGATATCCATAATTTTGTTGATGTATTTGTCATAGATTGACCTAATACATTTAAAGAATTGGGTAAATTTAGTAATGTTGTTATATTTGATGTTGGATTATAAGAATATAAACCGACAGAAACCGGAGAAGATGTGTCTAACCTTGTCATTATTAAAGGTAAACAGTTCGCATCAATTGGTTCTGGAGTATTTGTTGGTGTTGGTGATGGTAATAATCCTGATGTTGGTGTAACAGTTGGTGTTGGTGTTGGTGATACGGGTGGTTGAACCGAATCTGAACATATGTCAACAATGGTACCACCTAAAACATTTGATCCAGGTCCTGATATTGTTAATGATGTAAATGGAACTGAATTTGAAATTGTGAATGTTCCTCCGCCCATTCCAGAAAATGGAGGGGGAGGTACTGTCGGACATAATGCTGCAGTAACCACATTTCCAACAATTGTTGCACAACAATAATCACAAGAAGATAATACAGGATTTCCTGTGTCTGTTACGAAAGTAAATGATTCTAAAGTCGATGGATCCACAAAATTATAATTAAGTAATCTTATAACAATATTATTTACAGGTGAACTAAAAGTTAGTATATATGTAAATGAATATGGTACAATATTACCTAATTTTACTGTATTAATTGGTGATATAGGTGGTGTCATACACCAAGAAAGAACAGGACCTGTTTGTAATTCAATCGATCCAAAACCTGAAGCGTTTATTGTAACACCATTAATTACCGTGGAAGAACCCGGCATAGGTAGAGCTGAAACCGTTGGGCATATCGGACAAACGGGTGTTGGTGTTGGTAATAACCCTGAAGTTGGTGTTGGTGTTTGTGTTGGAGGTAGTCCCGGTGTTACTGTCGGAGTTGGTGTTACTGTGGGGGTTGGTGTTGGACAAGGTTCTTCTAATAAACATACGGAACAATCGCCCAATTGTTCTATTAAGGTTGCCAAATCATCAGTATACGATATTAGAGTTGACGCTGGTGTGGATGGAGAAACGTTAGTTATACACCCATTAAATGATAATGAAGATAAATAATATGAATTAGTGGTTATAGGAAAAAAGGTACTTGGGATATTATCTATTCGTATATATAAACTAAGGTCACAACAAGATTGAAATACTGCAACTCCCGGTAATGGACATTCACCAATTGTTACATCAAAAGACGCATCTGAACAACTATCAGTTGGATCATAAATAAACCATCCTGTATCAGGAAAAGAGTCACTGTCTGTTGATCTTGGTTGTCCACAGAAGATACCCTCCCAACCAATCATTTCCCAATAACCAAGATTATTCCATCTAATTGTTAATGGAGTTGTGTTATCATACCCAACCCAAGAAGGTTTTGAGTTATAAAAACCAATAAAATTAAAATCATAATTCATTTTTTAATGTTTGTTTTTTTTTCTTTAATTTTAACTACTAATAAATGTAAGTAAATTACTTGTTATCGTACCACCACCAGCTGCAGGTGTTATAAATGCCGTAATAGATATTCTATATGTATGATTTGGAGGACAAGGTCCGCCATAACCATTTGGGTTAACCGCATTTGGGAACCAATCTGTTTGTTGTATAGTTGCTCCTGCTTGCCATCCTGAAAGTCCTGATGTCCATAGATTGATTGATGTTTGAGTTGGTGGTATATTTGTTACTTTCCAATGAACAAAAAATCCATTAGGGCTTGTTCCACCGGCATTTATATCTTCCATTAATAAACTATAACTGATAACATCATTTGTGTTTAAGTTATTTATAAACCAATCTAATCCAACACTATAATTAGATCCACCACAGAGTGGATGTCTTACCGACTGAGCTAATGTTTGACCATTTAAGAACTGAGGACTTGTTAAAATAAGACTTGGAGGTGCGCTACATAAGGATTGGGTCATTGTTGTACCTACTTGGTAATAATATTCATTTAAACAGGTTGTTGCTGTGATTGGGTTTAAACCCGGTAAAGTAATTAAATTTAGGTTTGGATTTACTAATGGGGCTGTCCCACCTGTCCAAGCTTTAATTCCTAACTCATTTGCCACGTCATCAATTCTACAAGCGTAAGCTAACCAATTGTTATAATTTGGTATACCATATAATGCGGAGAAATTAGTGTTAAAAACATTTTGAGATCCAGTAGCAGTGGGATAAGATGGGGCACTATTACCGGCAAATACTAAACCTATTACTTTAAAGTCTGGTGATGCTTGGGTACCAAAATTGGCAATTAACATTGATCCTGAATCACCACCGGCACATGGCCATAAACAGTGTGGTTGAGCAGGTACACCGCTTGGTTTAAAATAAGCTATTAATCTTGGGTTAAAATCCGCACTTGTACTAAATTGTTGACCACCAGCAGCTAAATGCCAAGTATAAGGTCCAACACTTGTTGCAACATTTATTTGACTAATCCTTAATTCACATCCCGGTGTTCCTAAACCCTTTGGTCCGGTTGATCTACCAGTACTATATAATTGTGGGTTTGTTACCAATAAGTTATCAATTTCGGCGGTTGTTGCAAAAGGTAATGGATTAGGCATTAAAGCTTCAAACCCCGAAAATCTAAAAGATTGATTAAAATCAATTCTATTACAATCAATACTAACTAATGCAGCATCTACATTATTCTTTGGTAATCCTGATGGAGATCCTATCCATACTCCATTTGGTTGTAAAGTTTGTAAGGGTGAAATTGGTACATATCTAACAACTTGACCAAATTTACTGCCTGTTTGAAACCCAAATTCCCCAGGTTGACAAACGTCATTATCTGGATTTATTTCGTTAGTTATTGGGAAATTATTTCCCAATACAGGATTTAAATTTTGATATTGAGCCTTTATAGGGTTTCCAATTACAACGTGATTATTTGTTAAACCAACTAAAGCGTTCGTGTGTATGTCTTGCACAATCATACCTAAAGTACCAACAGAATTACCTTTTCTTACCGAAGTTATAGATATACCACCTCTCAATGTTGCAAATGCAGATCTATTTGTTGGTGCCGTTAATATAAAAGGTTCACATAACGGTGGTGGGTTAGTGATAGGAGTTGTTCTACTACACTGTAATGTGTATATTTCACCAACTTGTATTACATCAGTATTAAGTGTTTTATTTTCACTTATAATTATTTCTGATGGTAAAATTTCATTATCGGATAAAT